AAAGAACATTAGTAAGGGAAAGATGTCTGCTGCTTACTGGGCGGATAAAGTCAAATGGTAAAGGGATTGTATGCTAACATCTGGGCCAAGCGTAAGGCTGGCAAGAAGATGAGAAAGAAGGGTGAGAAAGGCGCACCTACAGATAAAGCCTTTAAGCAAGCTGCACGTACGTCAGTTAGGACAGCAAAGAAGAAATGAGCTATCGCAGATGATGAAAACAAGTAACACTACAGATTTAAGAAGGAGTTCTATTATGCCGGGTAAGGGTCAACTGTACAAGAAGTCTATGAAGCATGGCGGTAAGGAAGAGATGTCCGAGATGAAGGGCGGTAAGTACCGTGGTGGTAAGAAGGAAGAGATGGCTGAGATGAAGGCCATGAAGAAGAAGCCAGCAAAGAAAGCTGCTAAGAAGAAGAAGGGTAAGTAAGATGGCTGCTCCAAGACCAAAGAAGAAAGCTCCAGTTAAGAAGAAACCCCCTGCTAAGAAGAAGCCCAGCTTCCTTAGGAAGGATACTTCTCGTCCCGCTAGGGATGCTGGAAAGGGTGGTATGAGACAGGCTACTATGGATAGTCTAAAGCAAGGTCCTAGTCAGCCTCAAGGTCCAGAAGCTCCAAGATATCCTGAGAAGATTGGACCTAAGAAACCAGATACTAAAAGATCTCTTCTTAGATTAAAAGGTGGTACACTTTATGTCAGAAAAGACGCTGCTAGTGTTATTATGAAAAAGGCTGCTAGTAAAATTCCTGTTGTTGGTGCAGCCGTTGGGTTTATTACAGATGCTGCCCCTGCTGGTGAAGGTTCTACAAAGGATAAGTATACAACCCTTAAGAAGAAGTACTCTTCTGCTATTGGTCCTACAAAGCCAAAGGCTTCTACAGGTTCTAGAAAACCTGCTCCCGGTACAAACTATAGTGGTCAGGAAAAGAAGAAACCAATGAAGCCAGCTCCCGGTTCAAACTATAGTGGTAAGTCTTCTACCTACTCTGGGTATGGTAATTTTAATCCACCTAAGACTAGTGCTGCAAACACTGCCGCTACGTCTACTGCTTCTACAAGTTCTGGTGGTGGATCTCAAGCCGCTGCTGTAGCTAAGGCTGGTGGTTCGGCTACTAACGTAAGTAAGGCTAAGGTTGGTAAGCAGACTAAGTACCAGCGTAACGAGACTGCTATGGAACAGAAGAGATCATCGAACAGACCTAAGAAGTCTATCTTCAGCCTGTTCAGAAAGGGTTAAATAGAATGGTTGTATTTAGTGGATTGAATACTGTCGAAGATATGCGTAATGCATCTCGTCAGGGTAAGGCCAAGAAGGCTACCGATAAGATGGCTACTAGTACTAGCACCGCTGCTCCTGCAGCAGAGAAGCCTGTAACAAATACATCGGGTACTGCTAGGGCTAAGGGTGGTGGGAGTATGAAGCAGACAAAGCAACAGATTGCATTTGGTCAGAGTATGGGTGGTGGTATGGGAGCAGTAGCTGGCTTCCTAGGTATGCCCTTTACGAAGAGACTGGGCGGTGATGTCATGACTGTTGATACCCGTAATCAAGAGGTAGTTTTCCCCGGTACTCCTTTAAAGGCAAATAAGAATGCTACTATTGGTGGCTTCCCTATTAGTCCTACAACCGCTAAGAAGAAGCCTACGACTGGGACAGGTATCGATGCCCCCGCTCCCGATACAGGGTGGAGACCGTCTGGTATTAACTCTGCCTTTGGTCTTCAGTCAGCAGAGATGGGCGTTCCTCTCCAAGAAACTGTTGGTGTCTCGAAGAGGAAACGCTAACATCAATTAGAACTCGTACATCTTCTTAAGAAGTCTATCTTTAGCTAGGTCAAGCTGGAGGTAGACTTCCTCTGGAGTGATGTCAGTTGACCAGCTTACCTTAAAACTATCATCCTTCCATCCGATAAGGATAAGGCTATCATAGTTTCCAGTTGCTTCTTTTAAAAGATCATCAGGATGAACCTCCAGAGTTTCCTCTGGGGGTTTTTCTTTTGTGACAAGCTTGATGATATTCTTTATCTTATCATCATCCATTATGTAATGTCCACAATTTCACAGACACCAGCAGTACAGGCAAGAGACTGACTAGCCTTAGTCGTGTCTTCCTTTTCATAGTCCGAAAGCTTAGACCAGTCGATAGTGTCTGGCATCTGCTTCAGGAGGTTATGATACTCTTCCTCAGTGCAGTCTTCATACGGTGCTTGCTTATAGATGTGATCCGAATGAGGCAGGAAGGAAAGACCAGAGGCAATATTGAAGTTATCATACAGCCAAGAGCCAACAGTAACCCACTCGTCAGGCTTAACCGAGACAGTAATGCTAGGCTTATGCTCACACCAGAACTCAGCGTAGATCTTCCAGAGATGGAGGTGAACGGTAGCTGAGATATCATGGCGAGTAATAGCAGTATCAGGAGCTTTTACAGGAAAGCTGAACACCGTAGTATTATCAGGCTTCATGATGTCAGGCTCATGTGGAATCTCCATGTCCTTCATGAACTGAGTAATAGGATCTTTATTGTCTCCACGGACACGACGAATGTAATAGGGGTTGTGCCGGGGATGGATACCAGAGGCAGAGTCAACAAGCTGAGAGACAGTACCAGAAGGCTTGACACAGGTAATAGCAGTAGAGACTGGGATACCCAGCTTATCAGCCCAGATCTTATTCGTCTCGATAGCAGCTTGCTTAAGTGCAGTCAATGCAGCGGGGAGATTACCAAGAGGGTTGATACCATTCAAGATATCATGGTCCATGATACCAGTCAGCGATACACCAAGGAGTCGCTCTTCCTCTGTGTTCTTAGCCCAGATCTTCCTGAGGTAGGGGAAGTGAGTATAGGTAGCTTGGACAGTACCAAGGATAGTAGCAAGCTTAACCTTACGCTCAAGCTCGACGAGGCTATCATCTGCACGGACTACAACCTCAGTCAGGTTACAGAACTGGTAGGGACGGAGGATAATCTCTGAGCAAGGGTTAGTACCAAACTCATAATTGGGATCACGCCTGCCATTCTTACTCGTATGATTCTGTGCTGCGATGCGGGAGAACATACCACGCTCACCAGTACCAGAGTCTACGAGGGAAGCCCACTCATGCAGGAAGGTACTCGCATCAGGCTTCTCAGTATAGGCTACAGAGTTATTAGCAAGGCTACGCTGGGGATTAGTCTCCCAGAACTGACCTGTCTTAGCGTTACGCATACGGTCATCAGAGAGGTTAGACAGGGAGATCATAGCAGAGCGACGAACACCACCGACTACGACAACCTCACCGATCTTGCACATGATGTCATGGCACTCAAGAGAGTTCAGCTTACGACCAGAAGCATTCTTAAAGATAGAAGTAACAAACCGGAAGAGCTGATCAAGAGGCTCAGGACCAGAGGCACGACCACCAAAGACCTTGAGCCGGGAACCAGCAGGGCGGATCTTATTCATGTCCCACTTAGGGATCTCACCGGAATACAGGAGAGAGATAAGCTGACGGAGAGCCTTAGCCCAGCCTTCCTTACTGTCTGAGACAGCGATGATAGTCTGAGAGTCGAACATCTTCTCAGGTACTTCGGGGAGCTTAGAGACATACTGGCGCTCGACACTGAACCCAACACCAGTACCACACATCAGGATAAACATAGCCTCATCGAACGACTTCATGTCATCGACAGGGAGATAGGAACAGTTGTAAGCACAGGTATTGTCACGCTCAAGAGCCTTGCCAGCAGTCATCATAGCCCGCATACTGGGCATGATCTCAAGGTTCAGGATAGATTTCTTAAGAGCAATGTTAATATCGACAGCCTCTTCAGTCTCAGGCATCTTGGGATAAACAACATTCTCCATGAACCGATCAACAGTCTCCTCCCAAGACTCACGACGATTCTCACTGTCAATCCAACGGGCATACCGAGAGGTAGCAATAAAGGTCTGGTAATCAGTTGGAAGATTCTTCATTGGCGTAGTCATCTATGTTCCTTACATTCAGCTTTTGACGTTTATAATCTTTATCAGATTCTTTTATTCGTTGTCTGTACTGTCCTTCTTCTAGTTCCCTAGCAAAAGGATTGTGCTTAACTATTCTCTTCTGAAAACTTTTCTTTCTCCAACCCATTGTCTATCTCTTTTAACTTGTCTAAGCGTTCTAGAATGATATCCTCAAACCTATCATAGAACTCTTCTGGGTCTAGGTCAAGGATTTCTACAAGTTCAAGAAGAGAGAACCTATCTAGAATAAGTTGTTTAAGTTCGAAACTCATTCTTGATTCTTTCCATAGAGATAAACTCAAAGTCGTACTGCCCTGCATGGACATCACGCTTAATGACAACTCCCGGCCACCACATCTTGTTAGCCTCTCCTGCGTAGTCATGCTTCCTGTCGATGTAACAACCTACGACAAGTCCCATAAGTCTTCGTCCATCAGGTCCAGTCCTCTCTGCGAAATCTCTAGTGTGAGTGTGGCCCTGCGTGCAGGATACGAACTGTTTGGTGAGTAGAGTGTATGCTTGATGTTCACCGCTTGTAGCTCTACCCATGACCCCCGTTGGGAAATAGTGAGAGTAATAAACACCATCGACTTCAACAGGTTCCAGAAAAGGGTAAGCTTCCCAACCAAAGTCCGTGTATTGTAGATCCTCAACGGAGATGGTTCCATCCAAGACAGCATCTTTTTGGATAGCCTTGTCAATCCTAGCATAGTCATGGTTCCCTGTTGTCATGATGAAGCGGGGCATCTTCTTCTTAGCTTCTTTAATAGGCTTGAACATAAGCTCCTGTGCGATACAGGAAGACTCGATGTCCTTCTTATACCTTCGTCCTTCGAAGCCCTTCGTACCCCTATCGTAGGAGCAGAGCGAGGGCATGTCAGCCCAGTCACCGATACAGATAACGGTATCAGGCTTGACACTAGCGATTAGCTTACCAAGGTAACTGAACCTAGACAAGTCCTCATCAGGTGCAGCATGAGGGTCAGGGATAATTAGGTGGGTCTTACTCACTATCTAGATCCTCTTCATCAATAAGACCAACTGCAATACACATATCAACTTCCATTTCCTCTAGGGCTTCAGCCCATTCGGTATCGTCTTCGTACATCTCACCGTCATCATACTTTGTTTCGAGGTACACCTTAACGAGGGCCTTAAGTTCTTCGTACTCTTCTCTGATTGTCATGATACTCTCCTGTTAGAATGAATGGTGCTGGTAGTAGGACTCGAACCCACGACCTCCTGATTACAAATCAGATGCTCTACCAACTGAGCTATACCAGCTTGGCCTACCCTGCACGATTCGAACGTGCGACCCACAGCTTAGAAGGCTGTTGCTCTATCCAACTGAGCTAAGGGTAGTTAACTTGGTACCCTACCGTAGTTCTTCTCAGTACTCAAGTACAAGTAAGTTCGCTCTGCCATACTTACGTCATCCCTTAAGATTCTTCCGAGAAGCACATGGTTGCAGCGGTAGCATAACAATCCACGAATGGCTCCTGTCTCATGATCGTGATCGACTGCAAGGTTCCTTCTCGGCCTGATCTTGTCAGGATGTCTGAGACATATAGCACAAGTTCCTCCTTGGATTTGAAGAATCGTGTTGTATCCATCCTTTGTAAGGCCGAAGTCTTTATAGATTCTACGCCATCTCTCTGGGCTGTCATTGAGAGGTTTCTTTTTCTTCGTAGACTTTCGGCTCTTCTTCAACATGAGTTAGCCATACTGGACCAGTACTGTAAATGAATTTCCTGAGTGGTACATCTGAATAACATTCTTTCTTAAAGGAACAATAGGAACAACCAGTAGGCAGTTTCATATTACCAGACTTACCCATTGGCTCAGGCTGGAAGCAGCGGGTAGGTGGTGTATCCTGACTAATGACTTCTTTTACGTGAGCAATCCTAGCGTTGATGTCTACCCTATCGGTATCTTCTAGTGTCATAACAGCGATGTTACCATTCTGTTTATCGACAGCAACGTAGGCACCATCGTTAATCCCTGTACCCTGAAGGTAGCCAGACAACTGAGGGATGTACGCAAAGGGATCATCATTGCGAAGGCTACCATCCTTAAACTTCTTAAAGGAATAAGGAGAGGTACTCTTTACATCGATTAGAACACCATCAAGTACAGCATCAATGTGACCAACAATACCATCAACAGTAACCTGTCGCTGCCTGTCTGACACAGTATGACCCGCAGCCTCAGAAAGGAATAGGACAACCTCTTCGATAAGATCACCGTATAGGAACTTAAGGTATGTCGGTCCATTGAACTCTTCCTTTGGAATAGTACGATTGATTTCATACCAGAGCATACGATCAGGCTTGCCAATGTTAGACATCCTCAGGGTACGCTTCTCTTCTTTAGGCTTGAGTCTGTCTAGGATAAGGGAAGCAAGCCTGTTACCAAACTCGTTAGCCTTCTCTGTAAGATCTTCTGTAGTACCCTCTTCTAGCAGACGGTATACATCTTCAACGAGAGTGTTAATAGAAGCCATGCTTACCGATTATCTCCATTGCCTTGGATCTTACCCTCTGCTTTCCTCTTGCCCAACTTCTCTAGGTTATGTCGGGCAATAGCATTCATAGGGAACCCATGAAAGTTAGCAAGACATGAAAGATACCAGAGTACATCTCCCAGTTCAGAGAAGATCTTCTCCTTGAAGAGGGGAGTGTAGTCTCCAAAGAAACGATCAACTTCATCATTCCAGTATCGGGAATCATGACGAGCAGACTTCTGCATAAGAGACATGACCTCCCCTACTTCAGCAGCAAGACCATAGGTGAGATGCTCCTCGTTACCGTAGATCAAGGTATCAAGGGCAGCAGTCTGGTAGTCATCGAGGTCCATTGTCTAGTTCCTTAATCAATCGGTTTAAGTACCACTGTGCCTTCTTGAGATCTTCTAGTGGCTTCTTCTTGTACCTCCAGCGATGGAGATACTTCTTCGTGTTACCTTCAAGGTACCCAATAAAGTTATCGAATGGCATGTTATCTTTTAGATACTGGATGCATTCGATAGTACCGTTATTGTAGTGGGAGGGAGACTCCACAGAATCCCCCTCCTTCGGCATCTCGTCAGTTAGATAGTACGGCATTAAGCTTCGATCTCAAACGATACCGTCTTACCCTTAGTCTTGCCTTCACCTCAGCAGGAGGCGGGAGTTCAGACTTAGGGAACGGATCTTCTTCAGAGGCAGCGTCCATAGCAGCAGCGAACTCGTTAACAGAACTAGCGTACTCGACAAGCTCAACCATCTTAAGGGTACCGAACTTC